CACCCACAACACCAAAAACAGTACCAGTTCCATGAGTACCTGAAAAATCAAGTACAACTCTGTAGTATCTTTCTGGACCTATGTAACTAATACCATAGACAGCATTACAATCGCCATCAGCATCAATAGTTTGCCATATACCAGCACTATCCACAGTTCCACCTGTAACAAAATTATTATTTGTTACTGCAGTAAAAGATGAATTATCAGAACTATCTTCTAGTTTAATATCAACTTTATCAGTTCCACTAAAAGTAATACCTGGTGCACCTACATTTACGATTGCCATTGAACTATTAAAACCTTGTGTATCAATTCCAGTACAGTTTGTATCTGCAGCTTTCACGATAGCATTAAGAGATTCAACAAGTTCAATGTTGTTTTTTAAATCAAACATTTTTTTATTCTCCTTATATTATTAATATTAATTACTGAATTGTAATTTTAGTTAATGCTTCATCAAGAATAACTTGACCACCAACTCTACGTCTAGCAATGTATCTTACATTACCTGATGCAGCTTGAGTGAAAGGATCTCTCATGATAGATAGAACTGTTCTATCAACAATCATATATCCTCTTCTGAAGTCACCAAATACAACTGGAACAGTACCATTTGCAACTGATGGCATATCAGTACACTCAACAATAGGGTGTCCTAAAATATTAGAACCAACACCCATAGCATATACACCTGGTTGGAAAATATATTGTCCTGCCGTATCTTGCATTTTTCTAACAGTAGCAAGAGTTGATCTAGACATAATCCAAGAACCATTTCTTGCATATTCAGCTTTAACATTGTGTGCTGCATTAACCAAATCATTTGCACCAAGAACGTCATTAGTAATTGATGTTTGTGATCTACCTGCTGGTAAGCCTGTAAGAATACCTTCTGGTTTTCCAACAGAGTTTCCTGATACGAATGCCGCACCTTCTGCTTTTGCAAATTGCTCTGTAAATTCAGAGTTCATTTCTGCTTCAAGATTGAAAACTGAATCTTCAAGTTCTTGTTCAGAAATATCAACCAAAGCATACATTTCGTGTGCTGCGATTTCTTCTAAACCAACTGTGTATCCAGTAGTTTCACTTCTTGTACCTTCTTCAGCAACCCATTGAGCAGTAAACTCACCAGTTCTTTTAGGAACTTGAATGCTTCTTTGAGATGTGCTTCTGATTCTAGCAATTGATCTAATTGGAGAATATTCAACTATTCCTTTAATTAGTTCTCTTACATATTCAGGTGGAGCAAGGTAACCAGCTGTTGTATCGTTTCCAACAGTTAATACTTTAACTTCATCTGGAGTTAGGTTTTCTTTACCTTTTCTTAACCATTTGTCAAAAATTTGAACATGCTTTGATTCTAATTTTGAATCATTTGCAAATCCTGGTCTTGATATAATAGTTTCTAATTTAGCCATTGATTCTTGGGCTTGCTTTTGTGCTTCAGATTGAGCTTTCATGCTTACTTCCAAATCAGCAAATTTATCCATATCTTTTTCGATTTTAGATAATTTCGCTTCTGTTACTGGATCAGCAGTTCCTTTAGCTTCAACTTGTGCAAGTCTTTCGTCGTTTGCTTCTTTGAAAGACTCAAAAGTTTTTCCAAGAGTTTCAACAGCAGATTTTACTTCATTGTTGTCCATAATTGTCCTTTTGGTTTTATTGTTTAATTATATTAGCAACTTTATTTATTAAGTCAGCTAATTGTTTATTGTCATCTCCAGCATCTCGCTGTGATAAAGATTCCGATAATGCTTTCGCACCAATCTTCGCCTCTGTCCGAGAAAGACCTCCTGCCTCACGCAAGATTTTCTCCCACTCTCGAATATTTTTAGCATTTCCTTTTACAGTTTCTATTAAAGCACTTTCATTCATTGGGAAAGTTACTAAACTGATTTCCATAAGGTCAACTTCTTTAAGAGTTCTTACTCCTCTCTTATTTTCGTTGTAGCCTTGTTTTTCGGGATCTGCTCTAAATCCTATTGACATACCATCTAACGCACCCATCTTTAAAAGTTCGTATGCTTCACGACCTTTTTGAGTACCCATAGCTAATTGTCCTTTAACAAATAATCCTTTTGAATCTTCATACATATCTGTAAAGACTCCAATAGGCTCATCTGTTTTATGTTGGTATAACATTTTAACTTTGCTTACTGGTCTATTCACTAATGATTTAGTAAATGCACCTTTTTGCATTATGTCATTACCTTGATCTTCATTTCCAAATATAGAGCCATAGCCTGTAAATACTCCTTTACTGCTTTCAGCTTTAATTTCAGATTCAAAAACTAATTTCTTTAATTCTGTATCGCATTGGCAAATGCCATCATCTTGACATACACAAACACTTTTCATAGGCTTTTTCTTTTTAGGTTTATGATATTTATCTTCTTCTTCTCCATAAGTTTTTTCATCAACCAATTCTTCATACTCATCATGAGTTGAACAAGGCATATAAATTGTATTACCATCATCATCTTCCATTGTATGAGTTCCTACACAACCTATTTCTTTTGCTCTTGTTTCTGCACTACCCTCATTATCGTAACCATCTTTTGCTTTATAACCATCTTCATTATTCATTGGTTTTTTTGCTTTAGACGAGATAACATCTGTCAAAGATTTTATAGCTTCGCCCATTTTTTCAATATCATTCATTGAATATTTCTCCTTTGTTTTATTTTTATATTGAGAATTACATACAGCTAATCTTTGCTCTGTTGTAGGAAATTCAGAAGTAGTCTTGTCATCTGACATACATCTACTCATAAAGTCCTCTCTCGTTTCTTTATCTTTTGGTTTTACTAATGGCATTATTTACCCTTAACTTTTTTAATAACCTTTTTGCAACAATTATCAAACCATTTATATTTGTCGTTAGTTCTGCATAACACAATACCAATTATTATTCCTATTATTATTTCCATTTTTTTCTCCTATAAAAAATCAGGTGTAATATAAATTGATGCACACCTACAGTTAATTGTATTCCCAGCAGAACCTTTTGGATCTCCAGGATATTTTAATCTTTCACCACCAACTACAAAATCAGACTCCAATGGTACTCTTTGTCCTGCAGCAATAGAATGACTTAATCTAGTACGAGCATCTTGAATTGCAACCCACTCTTTAACAGTACCATCTATATTCATATTTTCAGCTACTGCTTCATTTGCAAAACCTGCAACTCTATGAACTTCTGTTCTTGATATAAGGTTTGCTCTATATATACCCATACCTATAACTGTATTTCTTAAAGCTACTCCAGTAGCCTCTACTGATAATCCATTAGCATAAGAGTTATCAATTACTTTAGCTAATCTTTTTCTAGTTGTTTCGTCTATATCAGCAACCCAAACACCAGTATTTAATGCTACAAAAGCTGCCAACTGTTCTTCAAAGTCATCATCAAAATCTTTAGAAAAAAATCTTCCTAAAGCATAATCTTTAAAAGCATAACCTACAGTTCTATAAAGTGTAGTTAAAATAAGTTTTAATTTATCTGCTTGTTTTCTTAACTCCATATCTAACATGATTTGACTTCTTGTTTGATATGCTATCTCAATTTTGTTTGCAAACTCTTTAAAGTATCTATTTAATACTTTATAATATTGTCGTCTATAAGGTGTTCTTAATCTTTCTTGTTGATACCAAGTTCTTTCTCTAACACCTTTAAACAATTTTAATTGTTTGCGATTAAAAAACATTATTTACTTTGTCCTAACATTTTATTTATTCTCTTTATTATTTTTTATTATATATTTCATTAAAGTTCCTGATGGGTTAAAATCCATTTTCCCTACTGAAACACAACCACTCATAGAAATTAGAAATAAAATCAAAACTATTCTAATGTAATGTTCTATTATCAACTCCATAATAATTTTCTTCAAGTTCAGCAATATTATCTAATATACTATCAGCATCAAAATCAATACTTTTAGTCATAGTAATATAAGAAGCATAATGTGCTGCTTCTACTTTTGTTTTGAACTTTCCTATTCTTACTACTACTTCGCACTCATCTTTATTTTTTTTCTTTTCTATAAATAATTTTGTTTGCTTTATTGCACTCATGTCGCCAATGGGTGTCCATCTGGTAATAAATCCAAATCAAATTTACCATTTCTAAATTTACCTGTTCTAACTGCATATAAAAAAGCATTTACTCTAGCATAAGCCCATTGATCTGATGAAGTAACTCCTGGTCTAACACTTCCTGGATTTGTATTATAAGCACCAACTCCTCTTCTAAATACAGCAGTTAACATTCTTAAATTTACTTTTTTACCTGCTTTATCTCCATGTTCTTCATTATGATCTTCTACTTTTTTAGCAAGACCTTTTTTAACAGCTTCTGAAATTGCTTTTTCTTCTATCTCATCTTCTAAAAATTTATTTTTTTCTTTTTCTAATTGGTTTCTAACTTTTGTACTCCAACTAAATCCAGCATCTCCACCCCATAATGCCCAAGCTATTCTACCATTTGATGGATAACCTTTTTCTCCAACACTAAATCCTTCTGCTTGTTTATCAACTTCATGTCTGCTAAAAAAACTAAACATTCTTTTTACTGTACTAGGAGATAATTTTTCTTTAGCAATAATTTGACTTGCTCTAACTGCACCTATTCTAGTACCACCTCTATTAAATTCTTTTCTCCAAGCAATACCTTTTTTGGCTTCTAAAACCATTGAGTCAGTAGGAGTTGTATTAATATCTGATATAGCTTTTATAACTTCATCAATATCTCCATCTTCATCTTCAATTAAATCATCTGGAATAACTTCTGGTACAATTTCTTCGCTGACATTATCTTCTGTCATATCATCAGCTAGATTAAGTGGCATTAAATTTGCTGGAACTAATAAACTATCAGCACCCTCCATTGGTTCATAGCCCAATGCTTCTCTTGCTTCATTACGAGTTAGAATACCCTCTTTAACACCTGCACTAACAGATTCAAAAACTCTTTTTCTTTGTTCTGCCATAGCTGGAATAGAATCAATATCATATCTTAATTCTAAACCTTGTTCATTAAACATAGGCACTAGCCATTCATTTAAATCACCCTGTATTCTGTCAAGCAAAGGAATAATTGTTTCATTATACAAAGCAAGTTTTGCTTCTGCAAAATTAGAATAAGTTTGTGCATCTGGAATACCTATAAGCTGACTTGGTACTCCATAAACTAAAGCAATATCTTTTGCTGACATATTTTTTAATTGTATAAAGTCCATGTCTTTAGGAGATAAGCCCATTTCTTTCCACTCAAAATCTCCCTCCAATAACATTGGCTTACCAGCATTACCAGTTCCACTGAATCTTTGATTAACATCATTCATTAATTGATTTCTTTGAACATCTGATAACTGAACATGACCACCTGTTTCATCTTTAGGATTAAAGATAACAGCACCACTTGGTCTTGCTCCATTTTGTAATAAATTTACATTGTGTTTGTTTGCTAAATTATGTTGGTCAATATCAACACTAGAAGCCTGCATAGGACTCATTCCATAATAATCATCTAATGGGTTAAACATTTTTATATGCT